ATGTGAGTTCTGGTACTCACATGGATATTTTATCACCTATTGATGGGCTTGTGTTTCGGTACATAAGTTCCAAATGATTTAGGTGGGTGGTTTCGATACCACCTCATATTTTCACATCAATTCATACAGTATTTAACATTGTATACACCGTTTTAGCATTAGTTGCGTATTAGGATGGGGCGTAAGCTTTAGCCGAGTGATAGGTCACCACACCACGGGACGTTGGGTAGTTCCAAGTCTTAGAGAGGGTGTTACAATTTTACGTTACCAATGCTATGCGGAGGTTTTCAGCCGATTAATTAAACTTTTTTCTGAAAAGTGCTTTACGTAGTATCATTGCGTGGGGTCATGCGACACGCGTGGCAGTATTCATTGGCTGCTTCGGATCTAGAGGGTTAAATTCATGTGCTATTTAACTCATCACGGCTGGTGTTCGTGATGTATCCGGGTGATTCACGGTGGGGACTTTGAAAGAGGGCTCTCAGAAAGGAGGCGTTTTGCGATGCGCATATGAGTCGGATTATTAGGAGGTTCCATTAAATTTTGATATTGCGTTTAGATACGTATTTCGATGAATAAAAATATGGTGGGAACCACTGTAAAGAGCGAGAAATATTATGACGTTATCCCGAATACTGAGTATGGGGGCTCTTTACTATCGCAAGTGTGTTTGCGTAATTGCCGAATATTGACGGACTGACCTTGGGTCTCCAGAGATGTTCACAGGGAGGCGATTGCGGCTTTCACTAGGCCGGTGAGATTCCGGAGTTTAAGATAGATTGCTCTGTATGATGAGCAATCCGATGTCGAACGATCTGAATAGAGGTGGCTCCTCTAAGAATCCCGAGCTTCAATCTGAAGCTCAGAAAGTTGTTGTTGTTGAGTCTGATTTGCCCCATGGGGACGGTAGCGTCAGTGGGGTTGAATCTAAAGTTGTTCTTGAGTCTGATTTGCCCCATGGGGACGGAAGCGTCAGTGGGGTTGAATCTGGTTGCGTCAAGATGTTTGGCGTTGTTTGCGATGAGAGTTTCGCGAACGGCGTTTGCGAACGTCTTAGAGATTTGCGTGTTGATGCAACCATAGGCAAGAGTTTTTTGGACATCTTGCCTAGTTTACCGGCAAAGCATGTGATTGACATCCCTGCAGAGATCGACAAAAAATATGGATCCGGGGTTGCCTCTTGCTTGCATTTATTAGGGGTTAAACTCACTCCAGTGTTGGTTTGCGGTTGCGGGAAGCTTGGCCACCGGGCTTTGTTAGAATCAACACATATGCTTTGTGCGCGTTACAACGCGGGTTGTGTATGCAAAGATGCTATAGAACATCAGGATTTAAATCCTTGGGATTTGGCTAGGACAGTGGCTCGCATCCTGGATAGACCCAGCATCGGCGTTGATTACCAATTTATGCAGATGTTGGGAGCTCTTGCTGGTTATCCTTTTGCGTGTGCATGTGGCAACCCTGTCACGTATCTCGACGCCCCTTACACGTGTTGTGATTTTTGCGTTGGTAAGGATGGGTCTTCAAGTTTTATAAGACACATGTTCTCGACATCACAAATGGCTTCAACGTTGGCCACGGGCGCAGTTGAAGGCGTGACCAGCGCTTTTAGGGCGGCTGGTAGCGCTATCAAGGATACAGGAGCGAAAATTTATAGCTTGATCACGGAATTAGTCACCACAGTCGGTAATTATTTCAACTCCTTGTTTCAAGGTTGGGGAGGTGAGTTCTACAAGGGTATGCAGGACGGATTCGTTGAGACTGTGCGCGGTGTGGCTACAAAACTCAAAGATGCTTTGGGATCAGATGGCTTTTTATTTCTGTTCGTCGCCATAGTAGTTGCTGTTTTGATCAAGCACACTGCTAATTTTGTCGCAAATTTCATTATTTCTAGCAGCTTGGCTCTGTTTGAGATGATGAAGACCTTCCCAGAAACCCTCAAGCATGCTGGCGATGACCTTTTCTCCGGTTTCATAAGGATTTATGAGAGCATTTTGTCACATTTCAGGTCGGGAGGAGATGCGTCGGAAGATGGTGCACCCGGAGAAGGAGAGTTTATTCTCCATGCCGCTGGTTCTGACGGGTGCACGGCAATGATAGCTACTTTGTTTTGTACTATCATATCAGCGACCTCGCCACTAAGCACTACACATCTACTAAGAGCGATTTCTTCGGCTCGCGGGGTGGTCTCTGGGCTTAAGGTCGCCCGTTCTGGCCTCCTTTGGCTCATTGAGACTCTCCCCCTGAGTCTGCAGGCTTTTCTCTGGGATATGACGGGGATCGGTAGTTTTGATTGTGATGACCAGATGAAACAGGTCATTGTGGTCATGCGCGAGTCGATTCTCTCACTCAGAAAGAACCCCAGCGCTTTTCTCAACGACGTGCAGTTGTGCAAAATTCTTCTTACGTCCCACACTATGCTCACTCGGGACGTAACGTTGAACAAACACGGCTGGAACGCCACGCAGATTTCTATTCTGAGGGCCATGCTCACTGAGACTAAAGATCACATTGCTAGAGCGCAGGCGTGCGTTGATAGGGGTAGTGGGAGACCCGAACCCGTGGGTTTAATACTTGAAGGACCTCCGGGTATAGGAAAAACTGCATTGATTGAAGTGCTCGCTGCCAAGTTGAACCCCGACATTCCGAGGGCTGCAAGGGTTTATTACAAGAACATAGGCGAGAAATTTTGGTCTGGTTATTCTGAGCACCCTGTCGTCGTGATCGACGATTATGGTGCCGTCAAGAACGATGATAGAGAGGCACAGCTTGCGGCAGATCTGTTAAGGATCATAAGTCCTGGGGAGATGGCCCTCGATACGCCATTCGCTGATAAGGGTGCCGTGTTTTGCAAGTCGAATCTTGTCGTATTGACGACGAATAGGAACATGAACTCGCCTCAGAAATTTTTGGAGTCGAACAAAGCTTTCATGCGGAGATTCCTTTATTGTACTATGACGTTGAAGGATGAGTTTAAGGATCCTAACGGGCTCCTTAATACTGCAAAGCTTAGGAATTTGCCGCTCGCTGACTCGTCTAATTTTCCTCATGTGAACTTTCGTCTTCATACGAAGTTTAGCAGTAGGAGTGAAGCAGCCGGCTTGTACGATTTGTCAACTCGGGACAGGACTTTTTCTGAACTTATAACCGTACTTGAAGCCTTGATCGTTAAGAAGGCTGACGATGCCCAGCTCTTGCATACGCTGGCTGAAGAAGTCCAGCCAACCCCTGCTGAGTCAAAGGAGTATAAGGAATTTAAAAAAGAAGCTAATCGGATTGTTGAGGATGCTGAATCCGCTGACGTCGTCCGTGAGGTTTTCATCACGCATATGCTTGCGACGCCAAGACAGGACGAGATGAAGCCTGCTTCCTTGGCTTCGAGTTCTCGTGATTCCACCAATGATCAGAAGTTGGATGACGGTTACGGATTGGAGTGGCCCTCTTCAGATGAGAAGTCTGCAATGATTGAGCATAGTACTGAGCAGTATCTTAACACTGTCGTATACAGACCATCGCCCTTCAAGCCACTGCGAACTTCCGGTGGCAATAAACTTGGGCCGAAAGCTCGCAGGAGGGTCGCGGAGGCCAAATCAAA